ACAACATTCACGGCTTCCGTGTTTATGTGTCCAATGCTTTGCCTGCTGCTGGTACAGGTGCTGGTACTTCTGGTACAACTGCACAAGACGCTAACTACGGTGTTATCGTAGCTGGTCAGGACGATGCTGTTGCTTCTGCTGAGCAGATCAACAAAGTTGAGAACTACCGTGACCCAGACAGCTTTGCTGACATTGTACGTGGTATGCACCTTTACGGGCGGAAAATACTTCGCCCCGAGGCACTTATCACAGCACGTTACAACGCTGCTTAATCACACTTAGTCTGTCGGGCTGGTCTCTTAGGAGGCTGGCCCTTCAGCTTACTTAACGGTAGGATAACTCTATGGCTACTTACGTATCGCTAGTTAATGAATTACTAAGACGCATGAATGAAGTCACACTTGATACCGCAGGTGATGGCTTTGATACAGTGCGCAACGTTCAAGCTCTATCTAAGGATGCAATTAATAGTAGCATTAGACTTATTCTACAGACGGGTCAAGAGTGGCCCTTCCTAAAGACTACCTACACACAAACTCTTACTGCTGGTACACGTCAGTACAACTTCCCTGCAGACTACTCAAGTGTAGACTGGGATACTTTCTACATTAAGAAACTGGCGTCAGAGCAGAACGGTCCTCGCCGCTTGAAGGCTATCTCTTATGAGGATTACATTCAGAACTATAGATCTTCTGACGATAGCGGTGATACAGTAAACGGTGAGTCGGCTCCCTCTGTTGTGTATCAGACTTATGGGGAGCAGTTTGGTGTTACTCCTGTACCTAACGCTGCGTATGAGATTGAGTACGTATACTGGTCTTTCCCTAGTGACCTTACAGTTTATAATGACGTGGCAATTATCCCTGATCGTTTTAAGCATGTCTTGATTGACGGTGCTATGATGTTTATGATGCGCTTCCGTAGCAATGAACAGAGCGCAGCCATGCACCAGAATAACTTTGAGGATGGCATTAAGTCTATGCGCCGTGTCTTAATGGATGACGCTATTGAGATACGCTCTACGGTAGTTACACGAGGTAACACCACATCTTTTAATGGCAAGTTCTAATGGCTGATAATCTAGCCTCCTTTAAAGTCTTCTGCCAAGGCGGTCTTAACACTAACCGTGATGTGTTATCACAGGGTGAGACTTCCCCAGGCTCTGCCGTGGCTTTGATTAACTATGAACCTGCTGTTACAGGTGGCTATAGACGTATTAGTGGCTTTAGTAATGATTACGGTACAGTACCCGGTACAGGCAGTGTCTTAGGTTTGTGTGTAGCTAATGGTGTGAATGACGGTATCCTTGCTGCACGTAAGCCTTCTAGTGGTTCTAACTATTTGCATTACTGGGATGTCGGTACGGAAAACTGGGTAGCAGTTACTACATCAGGTTCCCCTACTATGACAGGTGTAACAAAGGTGCGCTTTAGTAGGTACAACTGGGGTACAGACAAGATTGTACTTACAGACGCAATAAATCCTGCTGCTACTTACGATGGTACTACTTACACGCAGATCACAGACAGCAATGCGCCCAGCGCACCTAAGGTGTCTCACGTATTTAAGAACCATTTATTCCTTGCTGGAGATACTACAGAACCTACTAACCTTTTCTTTTCTGCGCCTTACGATGAGACTAGCTTTGACCCTGCTGACGGTGCAGGTGTTATCAATGTAGGCTTTCCTATTGTAGCTATTAGGTCTTTCCGTGATGTTATGTACATCTTTGGTACGAACATTATCCGTAAGCTTGCAGGTAATAATATCTCAGACTTTGTACTTCAAGAAGTTACAGATGATCTGGGTTGTATGGCTACGGACAGTGTTATTGAGATAGCTGGTGACTTATTGTTTTTGTCTCAGGATGGGTATCGTCCTATCTCTGGCACAAACAAGATTGGCGATGTTAACTTAGAGTCCATCTCTCAAAACGTACAGTCTATTTTTACTGAGGTGGTTCTTCAAGAAGACTTAGATGTATTATCTTCTGTAGTCATTCGTGCTAAGTCTCAATTTCGTGTGTTCTTTGCTGTAGGTGAGTCTACAGGTCTAATTGCAGGTATGCGTTCAACACCTCAAGGAACTTCTTTTGAGTTTGGGCAGGTGCTAGGTGTCGAAGCTTCTTGTGCTGATAGCGGCTACATAGGTCAGTACGAGTTTGTCCTACATGGTGATAGCAACGGTAAGGTGCATCGTCAAGAAAAAGGTACTGACTTTGATGGTGCAGAAATCTTTAGTCTATATCAGACGCCATTTATTCATATGCAAGACCCAGAGCAGCGTAAGGTCATCCATACAGTCGCTACATACTTACGCTCTGAGGGTGACAATGAAGTTGCTATGTCGGTCTTGTATGACTACGAAGCTTTTGAAACATTAAGTCCTAACAACTTTACGATTAGTACAGAAGGCGCAGCAGCTTACTACAATGAAGCCCTTTACGACAGCACCGCAATCTTTGACGGCAATCCAGCACCAGTAGTAAGAACTAACGTATCGGGGTCAGGTAAGTCTGTATCTTTTAAGTACGTAACAAATGACACAAATGCGTCACACAGCATTCAAGGCTTAGTTGTGACCTTCGGAGTAGGAGATAGACTCTAATGGCAGGATACACTCGACAGTCAGTAGCTGATATTATTGCTAGTGCAATTATTAAAGCAGGGCCAGTTAATGCGGAGTATAACGCACTACGTGATGCTTTTGCTTTTAGTGGTGGTCACAAGCATGATGGAAGCTCAACAGAAGGTGCTTACGTACCTCTTATTGCTGATGTTGACGCAAAGAATAAAGTTGTAGTAGACACAACTAACAACCGCATTAGCTTCTATAGTGAAGTAGGTGGTGCAGCTGTTGAGCAAGTACGTATTAAAGACGGTGCAGTTGTACCTGTTACTGATGATGACATTGACCTTGGTGCTGTAGGCGCTGAGTTTAAGAATCTTTATGTTGACGGTGTAGGCTATATTGATACACTTACAGTACACGAGAATGCAACTGTTGCTGGTACTCTTGGTGTTACTGGTGTTCTTACTGCTACTGGTGGTGTTGTAGGTAATGTAACAGGTAACGTTACAGGTAACGTCACTGGTGATGTTACAGGTGACTTGACTGGTGATGTAACTTCTACAGGTACTTCTACCTTCGCTACTGTTGACGTTAATGGTGGGACAATAGACGGTACAACTATTGGTGCAACTACACCTGCCGCAGCCACATTTAGTTCTGCTACAGCTACTACTGTAGACATTAATGGTGGTACTATTGATGCTACAGTTATTGGCGGCACTACTCCTGCCGCTGCTGACTTCACTACAATGGACACTACAGGTAACGCATCTGTAGGCGGTACGTTTAATGTAACAGGTACGTCTACCTTCACAGGTGCTATGTCTGCAGGTAGCCTTACCACTACAGGCAACTCTACTCACGCTACAGTAGACATTAACGGCGGTGCTATTGATGGCACTACTATCGGTGCTTCTAGTGCTGCTGCAGGTACATTCACTACAGTAACAACTACAGGACAGGCTACCCTAGCAACAGCTGACATTAATGGTGGTACTATTGATGGTTCAGTTATTGGTGGTACAACTCCACAAGCTGTAACAGGTACAACCATTACAGCTAACACAGGCTTTACTGGTGCGCTTACAGGCAATGTCACAGGCAACGTAACAGGTAATCTGACAGGCAATGTAACGGGCGATGTAACTGGTGATCTCACTGGTAACGTAACTGCCGCTACTGGTACAACTACACTGAATGACCTTATAGTTAATGGTACGGTAGACTTCACCAGCACAGCACTGCTTAACGTAAGTGATCCTACCGCTCCACAACACGCTGCTACGAAGAGCTATGTAGACACTGCAGATGCACTCAAGCTGGACAAAGCTGGCGGTACGATGTCTGGTGACATCACTATGGGTGGTAATACTGTAACAGGTTTGGGTACGCCCAGCGCCACATCTGATGCTGCAACTAAGGGTTATGTAGATACCTCTGTAGC